ATTAGTTTCTACTGAAATGCCTGTTCAGTCCATTAATTTACGTTTAGACGTTGTGTTAGCAAATTTAATGGGGTATAAATTATCACATGCTGACTTACGGCATGGTAATCCTATAGATGAAGATACGTATACTAAGTTTTTAAATGAGTCTAATGCCAGTTCGTTATTAGTATGTGACCACATTTCTGGACAAAACGGAATTTCTTTAGAATCTATTTCAGCTTTAGTTAGAAAACATGCTCCAGAATTTGTGGTAATTGACGGAGTTTATTTAATTTCGAATAATGATAGTCGCAAAGCCGCTTGGGAACAATCGCATGCGTTATTTTACGGGCTTAAGAATTTAGCTACGTCTACAAATACACCTATTATGGTTTCTACACAGGCAACACGAGATGCAGCAAATATGTTTAGTCCCCCTAGAGCCGACCAAGTAGCTTTTGGAGATGCTTTAATTAGAGCTGCTGATGTTGCTATGGCGATGTGTGCTTTAGAAGAAGTTGACGATAAAAGATTAGTACAATTTCAAAAATATCGTAATGGTGAGTTAGCTCACGATACTACAATTATGCAATGGCAAGTAAATAGTGGTAATATTTATGAGATGCCAGATTATGAATGGCAAGAATTTTAAGGAGGTGTATATGAGTATTTTAGAGTATTTGGATTTCCGGTACTATGTTGATAAAAGTATAGTTAAAACTGGTCGAAGTAAAGGTCCAGGGCGTCTGGCTACTCCAATAACCGTGGGTGATATAAAACGCGGAATTGTGACGGATGAAAATGGCTACGAAAATGAAATTGTTCTGTTTTTACGCAAAAATAAAGCAGATAAATAATGGTTGATTGGTATTCGGTACTTTTAGACTATGGAATTTCTGTTCCACACATGGACCAAATTGTTATCCATTGTCCTTTGCATGATGACCGACGGGAATCGTGTGCTATAAATCTTGAAAAAGGTGTATGGGTATGCTTTGCGGGATGTGGGCAGGGAAGTTTAAAATCATTAATTTGGAAAGTTTCAGGAAAACCATGGAAACAGATTAACGAAGAATTAGATGAAAAAGAATGGGAATTTGATTTTGATTTATTAGATTCTTTTGGCGTTGAAGAAGTAGAACCAGAACCTGAGCCAGAAACGCCTGAGTTATTTGAAGTACCAAGTGGTCATTGGATATATAAACGTGGGTTTATTGAAGAAACTATACAAAAATGGGGGTGTAAATGTGACGCGTATGATAATTTATGGATACCTGTCAAAACAGTTGATGAAAAAATTGTTGGGTGGGTAACTAGAAGACAGTATGCTATTCCTAAATATATGTATTCATATGGTTTTAAAAAATCTAATCATTTATTTGGGATAAATCATGCTAAGAATCGCGACCAATTATATATTGTTGAAGGAGCATTAGATGCTATGTGGTTAGACCAGCATCATTATACCGGATTAGGTATTTTAGGCGCTATAGTATCGCAAAATCAGATTGATTTAGTAAGTACTTTAAATCCGGGAGAAGTAGTTTTAGCTTTAGATAATGATGACGCTGGTCAGAAAGGGATTGCAAAGGCTACATTTGACATGGGTAACAGGTTTTTGCTATCCTATTTGAAAATACCTAGACAATATAAAGATGTACAAGACATACAAGATATAAATATATTAAATAAGGTAATGAAAAATACACAATTATGGTAAGGAGAAAGAAATGAGTGGTATAAAAAAAATACAGCAACGAGTGTCAAGTAATGACCAACCAACATCAACAGGCGACAGAAAAGAAATTTGGATAAATGACAAAGAACAAATGTTTTTTACAGCTGTAGCTACAGGTCATGATGATGATGTTCATATGGATGATTATTATAGATATGGATTTCAATCTGGAAACCGATGGAACTATATTTTACAAGATGAGAGACTAGATTATAAATCTATAATACCTGAAGGTTTAAGAGCACAGCATATGTTTGGTTTATGGATTTATGTTTATGACGTTATACATGTAGAAAAAAAGGTTGAGACTTGGGATGAAACTGAAACAGCAGACGGACGTAAAGTATTTGTAGAACATGTAAATGACTTTAAAATTTTAACTTTATCATTTGGTATGGGGGATGCAAATTGGAATAAATTAGTTAACATTTTTTCTGAATGGGGAAGCCTAGATAAAGGAGTTTTACGTTTATCACGAGTAGGCACAATGCGACACACAACTTATGACATAATGCCTACGACTAGAGAATTAGAAATTCCTGACGATAGAAAAAAAGAAATTAAAGATTTAGAACAAATTAAAGATTATTTCTACGAACAAGCTGATGCTAGTTTACGCAAGACTTCTTCGAGCGAGTCAAATGCTACTGCTGAAATTGATTTAGGCTTTTAACATAAGTGTCCGTAGTGACATTGAGTACATTTGATACTCAATTTGAACAGCTTCAAACTTACTTAGAAAAAACACCAGAACTGGTGGTAGATGTTGAAACTAATGGGCTCGAATGGTATGGATTTAATCAAATTTGTGGTTTAGGGGTAGGGAAACCTACCTCTTCCGGATTTTTACAATACTATCCATTTAGACATCATCAAGGTGAAAATTTAACTCTTGCACACTTAAAACAAGTTATAGAGTTATTAAACAGCCACGTACAAACGTATATAGGCTATAATTTAAAGTTTGATGCTCATTTTTTAGAAAAAGAAGGAGTTCAGATAACTGATAAAACTCTTATAGATGTATTAGTTATGGTTCGTTTGATTGAACATTCTGAAACTAAAGATTTAGCTTTAACGCCTACAGCGTCACGCAATTACGGTCCTGAAGCTGTCCAGTATGATATAGATACAAAAAAAGAGTTACGTGCTAATAAATGGCATAAAGATTTTTCTATGGCACCACCTGATATGTTAGGAGAGTACTGTAAGAAAGATGTATATTTAACAGCCAATTTATATGTTGATTATTTAAAACAGATTCACAAGACGAATCAAGACCAGGTTTTTAAATTAGAATGCGATTTAACTAGTGTTTTGTACAGGATGGAGGCGCAAGGTATTAGCATTGATAAACAATATGCTGTTGAAACTAAAGAAGCACTACTTGAGAGAATGNAAGAGGTTGTCCAAGAAATTTATTCAATTACAGGATGTGAGTTTAATATTTCTAGTCCCGCTCAAATTGGGGAAGTATTTAAAACAATGGGGATTGACTCTCCAGTTAAAACGGCAAAAGGAAATGACTCATGGAATGAAGCAGCTTTAGTCAATATTAACAACCGCGTAGCAGGATTAATTAGACAACATCGAACTTTAGAAAAATTAAGCTCGACGTATTTAGACCCGTATTTAAGTACTTCTAAAATGCATACATCTTTTTGTAATTGGGGAACTGCTACAGGAAGATTATCTAGCAAAGACCCAAATTTACAAAATATTCCCAGGAATCATTTTAAATTAAAAGAAACTATTTTATCTGAGATAGAGCAAGAAGAAGTAAGGCAAAAAATTTCTGCCATGGTTTCATCTAAGGGAATAGACATGACAACGCATTTAGATGCCGATGTATTAGGTGCTTGGTCTTTTGTTGGGGACGAGTCTTATGATGCATCTGACGAGGCGCAAATTGCTATTCGTAGACTATTTGTACCTTGTCCGGAATATTCGCTAATAAGTTTTGATTATAGTCAAATGGAAGTAAGAGTGTTTTATCGTATTTGCATAATGATTCAATTGCACAGACTTTACAGCGTAAAGATGTTGATTTTCATGCTGAGGCTGCAAAACTTGCTTTTTCAAACTACTGAAGAGGATGAACAGTTTAAATTTTATAGGCAAGCTGCTAAAGCAATAACTTTTGGTACAATTTATGGGATTGGAAATGCAAAGTTAGCTAAACAATTAGGAACAGAAGAATACGAAGCTAAAGAATTTAAACGTAGATATTTTGAAGGTCTTGAGGGGTCACTAGAATTTTGTCAGGATGTGCAAGAAGCAGTAGCTACTAGAGGATGGATTAAAAATAAATATGGCAGACGGTATAGAATTCCTCCGTATTTAGCGTATAAGGGTGTTAATTATTTAGTACAAGGTACTAGCGCTGACATTTTAAGTGAACGTATGATAGTTATTAGTGACTATTTAAAAAATACAAAAAGTAGAATTTTATTACAGGTACATGATGAGATTATTTGTGAAATACACAACTCTGAATTAAATACATTGCCTGAAATAATCCGGGAAATATTAGAAGTAAATACTTTAAATATTCCTTTAACAGTAGACATGGAAATTTGTACCCCCTCGTGGGCAACCAAAAAAGATTTTATCCCAAAACCAAAAGAATCAATATTAGATTTTATTGATTGGTCACTTATTCCAGAGAAATAAAGAAGGAGAACAGCATGGCAAAAGTTAGTGTACATATAGGATTCACATTTAGGGTAGGCCCATTAGACCAAAACCAATATGGCAGAGTAGATTTAAACATAGACCAGATTGATACGGAGTTACCACTAGATAAACAATTAGAAGAGTCAAAAGCAATAGCTGATACAGTATTTGAGGTAGCAAAAACTAAAGTAGATGCTCAAATTGATGATATGTTAATTGATTAACAATAAGGATTAAAATGAAAGATTCAGCTGAAAAAGCAATTCAAGAGTTGATTAAAGATAAAAATTTAAAACTTCAAATAGGAAACAGTGACACATTTGAATATGGTCGAATTCCATTTAATATTCCGTCTTTAGACCAACTTACGGGCGGAGGAATCCCTAAAAAGCGGTTTACATTAATTTATGGACCTACAAATGTGGGTAAAAGTTATCTAGCCTCTCAGATAGTAGTAAACGCTCAGAAACTAGGAGGTATAGCTGCTTGGATAGATACCGAACTTTCGTGGGATGTAGACTGGATGGCTCAATGCGGAGTAGACACTTCCGCAATTGCTGTAATGCAGCCTACAAATGGTGAGGAAGCATTGAATACTATACGTGAATTGATGGACCGAGGAGTAGATGTTATCGTTTTAGATAGTATTGCAGGTTTAGTTCCTACTGCAGTAGCAGAAGAAGAGTTTAGTTATAATCCTATGGCATGGCAAGCTAGGTTTGTAAATCAATCATTACCTAAATTATTAGCACATTTACATAACGGGTCAGCTTTTATAGCGATTAATCAGGTACGTGCTAGTTTAGGTCCGGTTGCTTTAGATAATATGCCTGGTGGATTAGCACAAGGATTCTTTGTTCACTTTTTAATGCAAGTTAGACGACATGGATGGATAAAAGAAGGAAATGATAACGTAGGTTTTGACATGGAAGTTAGACTACGTAAAACAAAAGTAGGTGGAGAAAATTGGAAATCCGCAGTAGTTCCTTTTAGAGTGGCGGGAGGAATTGATATTCTTGAGAGTTATATTAGAGAAGGCATTGCACAAAAAATTATTACTCAAGCAGGTGCCTGGTATACATATAAGGAGACAAAAGCAATGGGATTAAATGGTATTAAAAAAATATTTATAGAAAGTCCCGAAATGTTTGACACGTTNAAAAATGAACTTACCACCTAAAGATTTTACGCCACAAGAAAACATTATTGCAAAGTGTTTAGACGAATTTGGATTACGTTATGAACAACAGAGTAGTTTTCATCCATATACTGTAGATTTTTTTATTCCAGAGTTATGGTTAATAATTGAAGCAGATGGTATATACGGTCATTTCTCTAAACGTGATATTGAAAGAGACATGTATTTAATGAAACAACCAGCAATTAATCAGGTATTACATATTAAAGATAGCACTAAAGAAAAAATACGAGGCACATTATGGCAGGCATTAACCAAATTGGAGACTCCCAACCAGAACGACCGAGAAGTCGCAGACCTAGAGTAAAACAAGATGAGTGGTTAACAACTGCTATTGACGACTATTTAACTGGAGTAATGAAAGCACCTAGACCGGGTGTTTTTCATCCTTCGTCTTTAGGTAACCCATGTGATAGNGCATTATGGCTTAACTACCACGGAAAAATGGTAGACCAGCCTTTACCACCAACCTTACAACGAATTTTTCAAAATGGTAATTTTTTAGAAGACCGAGTTGATAAATGGTTTACTGGGTTACGGATTTTAATGGGTAGGGAAATTTCTGTTAAATATGAAAACCCTCCAATTTCTGGACGTATAGACTTTTTGATTAGACATGACGAACACGGAATTATTCCTGTAGAGTTAAAGTCGATTAATACGTCAGGATTTGGTAAACTTACTAGACCTAAAGAAGAGCATTTTATTCAATTACAACTTTATTTACAATTAGGGAAATATGAATGCGGGATTGTTTTATACGAGAATAAAAATGACCAGCAAATTAAAGCGTTTCTAGTTGTGCGAGATGATGCAGTTTGGGAGTCACTTTTAGAACGTTGTTTACGAATCCAGAATATGAATACAATGCCACTTATATGTACAGGTGCTCCATGGTGTGCTTGTAAATTAGTAACGGATGAAAATTAATGCAACAAGATAATATTAAATGGACCCCTAGTAGAGCTATACAATTAGCTCAACAAGAAATTGATTCGTTAAGCTTGCCGAATTTTAAAGTAGATTTAAATGACCGAGAAGATTTAACATTTTCTAGTTTAACAAATTATACAAATAAAGAACTAGAAGATTTTTTAACTATGTATGGTGGATATAAGGGTTATTTAGAAACTAGAGTAGCAGATATTGAAGCTATTGTAGGTGTATTAGATGCTTCTTTTAATGAATCCTACCACACTGCTTTATTTAAAGTGACTCAAGAGTATGATGAGCAAGGAAAGAAAAAACCTACTCGTGAAGAATTAAGAGGAGAAATTTTAACCAAATATGAAACTTTGAGAGACCTGAGAAAAGACTTAATTGGGCAGCAAGCATTGTTAAAAAAGATGCAGGGTTTGTTAAATACTTATACAACAGCTTATAATACCGTAAGCCGAGTTGTCGCATTACGAACTTATGGGACTCAACAATGATGTATTTAGGTTTGGATTGTTCGACATTAGCTGTACATGGAGCACTTATTGACGAAAACGAACAATTAGTTTCTTTACATAAATGGGGGAGCAAGAACAAAAATTTTCTAGAAAGATTTCCTGAAATTTTAGTAGGATTTTCAGAGGAATGTAGTAAAATAAATATAATAGATAATGCTGCAATTGAGGCAGCTATTTTTATTCAAAATCCGAAAACAACAATAGCGATTGCAAATGTTGTGGGAGCTGTTTGGTCTACCTTGCTAATAGCTGGTATTTCAACGACTCTTATTGATAATCGACAGTGGAAGAAAATTATTTTAGATAAAGGAAATGCTACAAAAGAAGATATAAAAACATTTGCAGTAAGTAAGTGGGGAGAAAAATTTCCCGAACAAGATTATGCAGATGCTGCTTGTATTGCATTATGGAATAAAAGGAGAACAGATTATGATGGGTAAAGGTGGTCTACAAAAAGTAGGACCAGAGATTAAACAAGTTTTTATCGAGAAAAGAAAACCAAAGAAAAGAAAATATAAAGATACGTTTCCAAAAGATTTACCAACGATTGAAGATGTAAAAGCTAAATATGGTACAGTTATTTGGTGTAAGTTTACAGATTGTAAATACAATCAAGAAATAGATGACTTACAACGAACCAGTAGTTCAATAATGAAAAATAAAATGTATAAGCCAATTGGCGAACAGGAACATATCTGGGTTAATGTGTGTACTAAGGATGAAATTTCTATTAAGTTTCAAGAAGTTGAACCAAGTAAAAACACAACTGTAAAAGTTCCTTTTTGTTTTTCAGCAGCTAATAAATCATCTGGACATATAGACTTTACAAGATTCTTGAATTCCGATGGAACTCCATTAGGTGGGAATATTGATTCTCAACATGTATCAGATGACGGTTATGGAATATACGATTCTAATAACCATTACCAATAATAACGAGATATTTAAAATGACCGAAACATATACCTGAGTCAAATAAAATTAAAAGCTATGAAACTATACGTTTCTGGAGATAAAACTGCGAAAGAAATTGCAGAGATAGTTTCACAAGATGGAGTTCCTGTAAAAACTCCTACAATATATGCTTGGGCAAAAAAAGAACAATGGGAACAACAAAAAGCTGTTGCAATTACAGACCAACAACAAAAAGTAGTAGAAAGCGAAGGCGCTAAAATTGCCAGGCTTCAAAGAGAACAACTAGATAATTATAGTGTTGTAGCAAATAAAGCTTTTAGTGAACTAAATGGCTTACAGTTTGATAAAGCATTAGATGCAGTTAAAGCTATAGATGTCGGGATTAAAGGACAGCGGGAAGTTTTATCGGGCATGATAAATTTACAATTTGTACAAGATGTTTTGGGGATTATAATTGAAGAAGTAGCTGACCAAGATACTCTAAATAAAATTGCCGTTAAACTAAAAACCCTAGTTCAACAACAGGAGGATATGTAACAAAAGTGGCGAATAAAGATATTATATCCGTAAATAATGCTTTTGAATTATTATCCCAGGGATTAGTAAAACAGGAAAAATTTCAAGTTGGGTCGTTTAAAGATTTTTTACAAAATGTTTGGTGTTATAGTTATGATAATCCTGAATATTTTAAAGCATGGCATGTAGGTGTAATTGCTGATGATATTGAAGAATGTTTGGAAAAAGGTTTAAATTATGTGGCGGTTCTTCCGAGATTTCATTTTAAATCGACTATTTTAGGACATGCTTTTAGTGTATGGAGATTATTAACAGCTCCACGCGATTGTTCTATTTTATATTTGTCTTATAGTGATGGAATGGCTAGATATCATATTGCTGAAATTAATAAAGCAATTGCTAGAAATCCTGTTATTACTGAGATGTTAGTTAACCGCAATCCTAAAGCAGATTTTTCAGCAAGATTTTTTAAGAATAACCAGCCCATGGAAATTATGCACGGTGGTCTTTTTTCATTTAAAAGAGGTATGCATATTAATGGTGCTTTGATTGCAGATGACGTTTTGAAAGACCCAGAGAATCCTTTGAATATGGGGCAGATAACAAAAATTGAAGACCACTTTATGACTGAAAGTTTATTTATTCCATTAAAAGGAGTTCCTGTTATTGTTTTGGGAACGCCTATGATGCCTGGTGACCTTCTATCAAAACTACAAGAAGACAGTCGTTTTAAATCTAGGGTTTTACCTGCCTTAGACCCAGCACCCGGACGTAGAATTTTAATGCCTGAGCTATATTCAGAAGAATGGTTATTACAACAACAAGAAGCACGGCCAAAATCTTTTGCTTCAGAGTTTATGTTAGTTCCACATTTTAGTACTGAAGCATATTTTGATGATGAGGATATTGTTAAATGTGAAGATGATACATTACGTTCATTTCCTGCTACTAAAGTTTACTCAGATTTACGGGGAAGCGACCAAATTTTTGCAGGGTTTGACGTAGGTAAAAAAAGACATCCTTCTCATTTAGTAATTTTTAAAAAATCCGGGGACCAGATTGAGCAAATACATCAATCATTTTTAGATGGTTGGAATTATTCTGACCAGATTGAGTATTTAAATGAGATTGCAGATAATTTTGATTTGACTGCTGGTTATGTAGATAATACTCGCGGAGAATTAGAAGACCGAGGATTAGACGCTAGATGGAGGTCGATGACCTTTACACGCAAATCGAAAAATATTATGGCGCAAGTATTTGAACAGTTTATTCATTCAGGCAATTTAAAACTTATAAAAGACGAAAGACAAAAACAACAAATTTTATCAGTAAGTAATGAGTTAAAAGCTCCAGATACCCCTATGGGTCACGGAGATGCTTTTTTCTCTATTGCTATGGCATTACAAGCAGCACATGACACTGCGTATAAGTTTGTCGATTTAGGCAGTGCTACGGATTGGTTTAATGCTGTAAGTCCAGGTGAAACTCCTGAAAGTCGACGAAGAACAGTAGACGAGAAAAAAGGATTAGATTTTGATAAGAAGTCTTCTGGGAATCCCTTGCAGATGGAGCCCGTAAATCCTCAGGCCAGAGCAGAATCTGCCCCAAACCCGCACTGCAAAGAAGCCGTGTGTAGCCCAGCATTTTGGGTTCCAGAACGCGGATTGTGTTTGTATTGCGCACATAGACAATAATATTTTTTTGGAGGACTATCAATGACAGTATCTAGTCGTTTATCATTTAACTTACCACCATCGGAAATTTTTACACATAAAGAATTGTCCGACCAATCAAAAATTATTTTAAATCATAGATATTATTTAAAAGATGAAAATTCTAATCCTATTGAAGATGCTAATGGATTGTTTGACAGAGTTGCTTGGGCTTTAGCTAAAGTAGATAAACAATATGGAGCATTACCAGTAGAAGTTGAATTAACCCATAAAGATTTTTATTTTATGATGAGAAATTTATATTTTCTTCCTAATAGTCCTACGTTAATGAATGCCGGTACAGCGCAAGGCACAATGTCTGCTTGTTTTGTACTTCCGTTAAATGATTCTATGCAAGATATTATGAAAACTGCAACCGATATGGCTATGGTACAGAAGTTTGGGGGCGGCACAGGATTTGCTTTATCTCAATTACGTCCTAAAGGTTCTCATATTAAAACTACACATGGAGCTGCTTGCGGACCAATTCAAGTTTTAAAGACCCTATCTAGCGTATCAAGCATGATTACTCAAGGTGGTAAGCGTGATGGTGCTAATATGGCTGTTATGGATATCCGACACCCAGATATTTTAGAATTTATTCGCTGTAAGTCAGTAGAAGGTGATATTCATAACTTTAATATTTCAGTTGGAGTTGATTCTAATTGGATGAAAGCTGTTGAAAATGATATGGACTACGATTTAATTGACCCAAATACGAATCAAGTTACTGGACAGCTAAACGCCAGAGAAGTGTTTAATGAGATTGTTCAAGGGGCATGGAAAAATGGGGAGCCGGGCATGATATTCCTTGATAGAGTTAACGANGANAATCATGTAACTGAGCAATACGGTNATATGATTGCAACTAACCCCTGTGGAGAACANCCNTTACTTCCTAATGAATCATGTAATCTAGGGTCTATTAATTTAGCTAGATTTTATCAACATAATCTTAGAACTAAAAACTGGAAATTAAAAATTAATTGGGAAAAGCTTCAAAAAATAACACGAACCGCTACGCATTTCTTAGATAATGTTATTGATGCTAATGAGTATGCTACTAATGATATTGAAACTATGACTAAAGCTACTCGCAAAAATAGGGTTAGGAGTTATGGGATTTAGCGATTTATTAATTCAATTAAAAATTCCATATGATAGTGAGGAAGCTAGAGAAGTTGGTAGCGGTCTTATGAAGAAAATTACACAGTGGGCTAATGAGCAATCTATTGAGTTAGCTAAACAGCGTGGAGAATTTCCTGCTTGGACACCAACAACTTTTGTAGATGACAATGAAGAGTCTATACACTATAGAAACCATTGCAAAATGACAGTAGCTCCTACTGGAACAATTAGTATGATTGCTGATTGCGCTAGTGGTATAGAACCTACGTTTGCATTAGCGTGGAAAAAACAGAACATCCTTGAGGGTAAGACCTTACACTATGTAAATAAATACTTAGAACAAGAACCTTTTTATTCGGAAGCTTTATTAGAACATTTGGCTTCCGGAGGTACTTTAAGTGACGCAGATGATTCTTTTAATATTCCTGATTGGGCAAAGGAAGTATATATTACAGCTCCTGAAATTGCTCCTGATGACCACGTATTAATGCAAGCTGCTTTCCAAGAACATGTTGATGCAGGCATTTCAAAGACTATAAACTTTGATAACAGCGCTACCCCTGCTGATGTCGAACAAGCGTACTTCTTGGCTTGGAAAAGCGGTTGCAAAGGTATAACGGTATACAGGGCGGGCAGTAGAGAGAAAGAGGTACTTGTTAAAGGGACTACTGAACAAGAAGAAGAGCCATGTTGTGACACACCACAAATAGTACAGGATAGTGGCTGTGAGACATGCAAGAGCTGTGGATGGAGTGCTTGTACAATAGCGTAAATAAATAAGAATATTTGAGTATAATATAAATAGTAGTAGTTTAGTAGGAGGCCAAGATGCCATTAGGTAATATTTTATCAGGGGCGGACCAACAATATGTTGGATTAAAAGATGAGACGGGGACATGGCGTATCTTAAATACATGGCATGAAGATTTAAAACAATTAGATGCTGATGATGATATTCCAGATACAAGTGAGGCAGTTACTGTTTTGTCAGAAGGACAGTTTATTGCATTAATTAAAGAAGCAGCCAGTTTAGGAGTATTAGAAAATGTGTCTTTTAGTGGAGATACAGAAGAATACGAATATGAAATTGGTGAATTAAAAACAACAATTGAGGAGTTAAAAGCGGAATTGAAAACTAAAAATACCGTAATTGAAACCACGACTCCTCATTCAGAAGAATATGATATACAAGTACATGCAATTGATTCAATTGTTAGATTAATGTCAGTACAAAGTATTTCAAAATTAAGTAAGGACTAAGTATGAAATTATCTGAATACTTACCACAAGTACCACAATTACAGCAAAACATGGCTGACTTAAATAAACAAATTAGTTTATTAGATGTTATGAAGTCTTCAGGAGATACAGGCCGAGCACCTACTATAGGTTTAGACCATGTTGTAAATACGTGGGTACGCCATCAAATGGCTTATCGGCAGCAATTAGTTATGGATTTGCAAACTATTTCTATGTCTGTTGAAGAAATTAGAGGTCCATTAAGCCATATAACAGGTGAAGTATTTAGACGCGGATTTGAAATAGTCCCAAAAATTGAAAGCCCCGATACTGAAGAACGTGAAAAACTTCAAACCTGGCTAAAAGATTGTAATGTGTTTGACCAAAGTCTTGAAGAAGTACTTNGGCAATTTCATTTTGATGTAAANTCTTTAGATGATGGNTTTTTATATTTAGCAAAAGAATATAAAGACANGGGNGATGGTAATATATCATCTAGATTACAAGAAATTAGACGATTAAATCCAGCGTTAGTTGAATTTGACCTAGATTCTGCTGGGCTACCTAAAAATGCGCACTTTTTATGTCCTATCCATAGAGAAAAAATTCAGGAAAATCAAGGTGTGTGTGAACAAGACGATTGTAAAGTTAAGTTAGTTCCAGCAATGTATAAATATTATCATCGAAGTAGGCATATGTATTTTACTGACGGAGAAATTGTTCATTTATCTAAATTTTCACCGTCTGAAACGTATGGTTGGAGTCCAATGCTTACAATTTTTGAAAAAGCTTT